GGTTCTGGAGATACATAAACATCATTGTCTAGCATATCTTCAAAAAGCTTATGTAGTAGGTCTTCAGCCGCGTTAGCTAGTTTGTCTGACATTTCTACGTCTGGCATAGACATTAGGCGTCTCCCGGCACGCGGGGAAATGAGACCAGCAGCCATGTACTCTTGAATGGTTTCTAGCTTTCCTGCGGGTTCATCTGGGAGTGAGCTAGTGGGGAACGCTTTTAGAATGTATTCGTCTTCATCAAGCTTAATATCCGCCCAATCAATCGTTTCAATAAACTTGGTGGTGGGGAATACGGTCTTGAAAGACTTCTTACGTGAGTAAATATCTTTAGCTACCTCAATCATTTGACGGGCAACTTCCAGATAGAAAGCTTCCATCTCTTGACCGATAAAGAGGAAGCGGTCATCCCCGATCTGGTCATAGGTACGCATAGCGGCACCCGACTTGACGCCAAGAGGAGTAAGGCTAGAGGCAGAAAGCTGGCTTACTCCTTCTTGCTGGTATCCTTTAGCTATTAGGTTATCTACATAGGGATAGATATCCTGCTGAATCATGGGCGGGGTAATGTACTGAGGGGGCGTATTAGTGTAGGTAATAATAGTGCCGACATCGTTATTAAGATGCTGAGAGACCACGCGCGAACCGTTCTCTACTAGCACCTTGAATGAGCCACCCATCCACATAGAACGTTGGATGAGAATCATTAGGCGGTTGATTTCTTGTTGAAGGTTTTGGAGACGTTCGCAGGCACCTTGACCCCAGAAGCCCAAGAGGCGTTTGGAGTAGTGGAAGAAAACGAAGGGAAAGTAATTCTTAGTCCACTCTTCTTTAAAGACGACACAATCCCCAACGCAGATAGCGTGTAAGCCGTCTTCGGAGTCTTTGCTGGAGCGAAGGTGCCAGGACTCAGTGACTACGATTAGGTCAGCCGCAGTTCCAGCGCCGCCTAAGTCTACGAAAGCGCCCGGAGTGTAGGTAGAGATAGCTTCAATTGCCTTCTCTTTGTCTTCGCCATCTTCAAGAGTTTCGGCGAAGGCAAGCATTACATCGCGGTCCACCATTTTTACACGGTGTAACTGGCGTGGGTCTCCCGTGAGGGCTTCAATCTGGTCTACGAAAAATTCATGCGGAAGGGCTCTTTCAACCTTAATGGAGTCTTCATCTTCAAAAACATGAACAATGCCGGTTCCCCACACGCCGCCGTCGCGGAATGCGTCTACGCCCTTCTTATGAACGTCCTGGTCATAGAACATTCCCTCTGTGAACTTAGAGAGCTGTTCCGCTTTACGTTGCATCCCCCATACGCCACCCGAGGTAATGAATGTAGGAATGATTTTGTTCTTAGCTATCTTGCTAACAAGCGTGTCGATTACAGAAGAGCACAGGTTATAGCTGATACGGTTGGATTGAGAGTTTGCTGAAGCACTAGCGGTTCTAGAGAGTGCAGGCCCAATAAAATTAAAGGCGCTTGAATTTCCGTAGAGGCGAGTTGAAGCAGTGATTTGCTCTATGCGTGTGGGTGAATGGGTCTGAATAAACTTAATGGTCCCTAGGATTTCCTGGGCCATGTTTCTATCAGCTTTCCACCAGTAGAATTTGCCAACCTCTTGCTGGTCTTTCTTACCTTCCTGTTTGGAAATTACTTTTCCAGTGGCATCCGTTACCACTTTATCCATTTTGGATACGTCGATTGTAGACATTGATTACTCCTGTAGGGCTTTCGCTTGTTTCATTGCTTCTTTCTTTTCTTGAAGCTCTTGGTAATAGGGGGTGGACCAATAGAGAATTTCTTCGTCTGTTAGTTCATCTAGGACTGATAAAGGGGAAACGATTTCTTCCGGCTTTAGATCGGCGGGGGGCGGCTCAGTTGCTTTAACCGGCTCTGCCACTGGCTGTTTAGAAGTGCTGTTAAGTTCTAGGCCATCAATCTTTAAGTTGGTAAAGCCAAGCTCCTTAGCCTGGGTCATTACTTGAATAATTTCTAAAGCGGTCAGTGACATTAACTGTTCCTTTTTTTGTTGAGGTAATAAGAGAGCGGGCTTTGATCTTGGAAAGGGTCCATATCTAGAAGTGCTAAACTATCGGCTTCAGCCTCATCTGCTTTTTGCCTCTCTATTTGGTGTTCAAGTGCCTCTTCCATGAGCTTCTGAGAGTGCGCAGCCCAGTCAGAGCGGAGGTCTACCTTTGGAGTTTCGGGAGTTGAGAGCCAATGAAGGGCTTCTCTAAAGCCGTAAAGAACGGCATCACAAATGTCTGAGTGGGGTTCCGACTTCATTACGCGGCGGTCAGAGGTGGACTTATCCAAATCCCATTCAACTATTAGGGCGTCTTGAGCAAAGCGGGAAGTGGACTTAGCTTTAAAGCGTCCATTACGAAGAGCATCGTTAGTAAGTGCAATGAACTCAGCTTTACGGGTCTTCTCGGCGGCTACGATGGGAAGGGCAAAGCGTTTGCGTAGCTCTTCAGCCACCTTTGCACCCAATCCCCCTGTATCCATTACAACTTTAAGAGGGTTATAACGCTTTACTAGCTTCTCAATCTGGGTTGCTAGTGTGCTGATATCCTGTTCAGCATTAACTAGCTCTTCAATTAGGTAGCAATCGGATGAGTGTTTATTCCAACCAATAACTGCAATGGCGTCTGCATCGTGCAAACCAATGTCAACGGCTATTACGAAGTCATGTAGCGGTGGTAAATCGTAATAATTGTTTCTAGTGGCGTTGTACTTAAAGACAAGGCTGTCTGAATCAAGCACCCATCTTCCAAAACATTCCCTTTGGATTGATGCATCTGTAATGGGAACGCCTTTACGCTGGCAGTCCTGCTGGATTAGCTCATCTACGGTTAGCCCGGACTTCTTTTGTATCCATGGGTTTTGATGGAGAGTCCAAGCATGATGAGCCCAACTGGGACTTTGGCTTGCCTCATAGAAGTATCCAGCCGGTACAGGGCCAGGGGTTCCAATCATGCGGCATCTACCGTTCAAGTCGTAAAGACGCTTGACGATAATGTCTTCCACTAGCTCTTTGATATGGCTGCGGAATGCCTGGCTTTCGTCTAGGTAGACTACGGCTACGTTGGATAAGCCTCTGACCTTCTCAATCTCGTTAGCGTCGTTAGCGCCAAAGCAATATATAATGCTGCCGTTTCCAAACTTAAGGGATAGATCCGATAGGTTTGGCTGAGCATCTAATCCGTAGTCACTTACTATCTCTAGAAGAGTTGGCCAGATAATGCGTTTAGCTGAAGACCTGGCTAGGGTTATATATAGCCCTACAGTCTTTGGATTGCTAATTGCTGTGTTTATTAAATCAGCAGCACAGGCTACAGACTTACCAGCCCTTACGGAACAGACGGCAGTAGCAAACCTGGCTGGGTCATTAATAAAGTCAAGCTGCTCTTTAAATAGAAACTCTTCTAATATAAAGGGTTTGTAGTTAGCTCTGGGAGCCAACCTCTCTGCTAGGATTGTTTCTAGTACTTCTTTCTTGTTAATCATTAAAACGTTGCGGTGAACACGGTAACCGGGTAAAATGTTAGGTACTGGAGGCTTCTATGGCAGGCTGTAGGTCACTTACTAAACAAGAGCAGGACTCTGTAGTTAATAAGCTGTCTAATCAACGGGATAAGACCCTCTTTATCTTGGGTCTCTACTGCGGCTTTAGAATCAGTGAGCTGCTCAGCCTGCGCCTTAAAGACGTTTGGGCTGATGGCGGGGTGCTGTCACGCATTAGGCTGGAGAGGCGCTTTACCAAGGGTAAGACTCAATCCAGGGACGTTGTGCTACACCCGGTAGCTCAAGAGGCTATCCAAGGGCTTGTACTTCTACTCAGAAACGAACCGGACTCCTTTCTGTTCCAATCGAGGAACCACGGTAAGGCACTGTCTCGCTGCCAGGCCCATACGATTCTTAAAACGGCTTACGCTGCGGCTGGAGTAACTGGACACGTTGCCACCCACTCCATGCGTAAAAGCTTTGCCACGGCGGTTTATAAGCGTTCCAATCACGATATACTTCTTACCCAGAAGGCTTTAGGCCATGCATCGCTAGTGAACACAGTTAAATATCTATCTGCTGACCAGTCCGCTGTTGATGCTGCCATTCTGGCTTCCTAACTAATAACCAATCCGTTGTTAAACGCTCTATGGCTTCCATGGGGCGTTTTTCTTTGCCTTGTTGGTACCCCGCTATCAACCCAGTAATAAAGTCTCGCCATAAGGGAAGGGGGGCGGCGGAACTTGGGGGTAGGGTTGTATTGCTTGTGCTGTTAATCAGTTTAAGAACTAACTAGCCGCCGAGCTGTTGAACCAATCTAAAAATACCTGCCAGTTTTAGCTGAGCTGTTACATCAAAAAAATACACAGCTCTTTATCTACTTCTATATCTCTATCTGTATCTGGCTCTGGTGTAGCTTCTGGTCACGGCTCTGGTCATTGTAATTACTAACAAAAGACCTAATTCAGCACTTCCAACTGCTAACCATACGTTTGGGGCATTCTGTTTGGCTAGAAACTGTAAGCTTTTGAGCCTTACTTTTGAGGCTTCTGTGGCTTAACTTCTGGTGCTACGGCAGGTGCTTCAGGCATAAGCTCAAGACCCTTAATGTTGCTGTAGGGAATGAGCATCACTCTGTTGGTCTTCTTTGAAGTGGCTAATACGCCAGCTTCTACTAACTCTAGATCCATGTTCCTGCTGGCTGCTAGGCTGGTTGCAGACCCTATTAGGTCTACTCCAACTGCCATATGCAGGGCTTTTACTTTCTTATTCATTACTTAGGACTCCTTTTTATATAAAAGAAACGGGTTAAACGTTAAATTGGTAAATTTTTTGAGAATTGGTTGGGCGTATTTTGAAGAATGGGAAAAATAGAGATTTTTATTTTTTTCTAAAAACGATGGATAAGCTTGCTCTATTAACTGCTTAGCAATTCCAAGCTTCCTAAACGCCTCTTTAACGAAGGCGTAATGTAATGTATCTGGGGTTTGGAATACTAAATAACCTAGTATTACATCCTCATTTTCAGGCAATACGGCAACCAACACCTGCGTAGCCTCACTGGCTAGTATGGTGTCTATTACAAGTCTGTATTGTTCGAAGAAAAGTGCCTTACGGCAAGATAGCCCGAGGGCGGTGTCATACTTCTGACTGTTAAGCCAGGTCGCATAGATAAAGTTAATATCTGCGGGTTTTGCGGAACGGATTTGATAGGTGCTCATTGCTAGGCCAAGAGGAAGTTATTGCTACAAACAAGTGGGGAAGTGCCCACCTATTCAATGCGTTCCTGTTGACCTGCTCCGGTCTCATCTATTTCCCAGTCTTCAGCTAGAAGCTCATCGCGGTTGAAGGTGTATTCCCAGCTTGAAGTTGTACCTAACCAGCACTTAAAGACCTGTATCTTACTGGTGAACCTTATTGACCTATGAGCAAGAGGCGGCTTGCTTTGTCTTCGGAACGGCTTTCCGCTTTTTATTGCATCTAGGAAGTTCACTTGAGTCTTACCGCGCCATTAGCTGATGGATTGGTGCAATAGATCCCGAAAATGGGGTCAGAGCGCCAGGTGTCCATTTCGAGAATATAAGCAAAATGCCTAGGGCAATCTTCATCCGGGAAAATGACAATATGGTTGTAGAGATTGACTAAGGTAAAACTGGGTTGGTTTGGATCTTTGCCGATGCTTTGCAAGAAGTTTTGATAGTCATCTACTTGCATAAAGCCGTGACTTGGCTTGGCGCCTTCTCTAGCGATTAGGGCTGAGAGCTGTAAAAGAGCTTCCTCTATGGTAAATCTGCGTCCATCAAAAACCGTTCCAGAAAGACGGATTTCATCTATAGATCGGTCTACCCCGTGAAACTTGGTGCCAGAATAATCTCTTGTAATCCACCTATACGGAGGGAAATCGAACCAGTTATCAAACGTATCAAATTCGAAAAAGATAGAAGTTGATTGTGCTTGCTGGAAATTACAATTTACCGGCACGCGAAGGGTTTTAGATCCGTATAGAGAATTTATTACGCTTGGGCACTTATCATGAAAAGCAAAGGTGGGAACTAATGGCCGGAAATATGAGCTTTTCTTTTCAGCTACGATATTGCTTGCCGCTTCTATTTCGGATTTCTTTAGGCCGCAGGCAGTGCAATATGGGTAGGTCTCGAAAAGGCCGGAATAGGTTTTGTACTGGTGGTTACAGTTACTCATCCTGGTCCCGAGTGTGGAGCAGGATGGCTTTGTATTTGTCTACGATGTTTCGAACTTGCTTATGAGTTAAGCCGGTTTGAGCCACGATGCCTTTTTTACCCTTAATGAAGGTGCCAACTGCATACAGGGCTAGGACTTGGCGGTGTTTATCTGGAACGCTTGGGGTGTTGGTAAGGTAGTGATCTAGTTTTAGGTAGAAATCTCTGATCTTGGTTCGATTACGAAAGCTAACGGTGCGGCTATCGTGTTTCTGCACCAATGCTTCCCGTTCATTTTCGATATCGTGGAAGCCATCCTTGGCTAACTTGACCTTCCATTCCCGGTTTAGGGCCTGGAACTCTTTGGTTTGAAAAAACTTGGGCATGTTAGCTGCTGACTGAAGCTGGCTCTTGCTGGGGAGTTGCTTGCTCTGTCTGTTTGGCGGCTTGTGTTTTGGCGGTAAACTCTGCAACTAACTCTTGAGGAGAGAGCGGAACAGATCGCAGACCTACCTTTACAAGGACGTAGGTAAACAATAGGACAGCATAGGAAACCCAACGCAAAACGGTGCGCTGACCGTTTAGAAGCGATTGAGCAGCTTGCACTTGAGCAGCAAGGCGGGGGCTGTAGCTTATTTGGTTCTGGATATTGGTGGAGACGTAGGTTGATTCTAAAAAGTCATTAAAACGCATGTTATTTTTTTCCTTTATTCGTTTCTTCTAAGTAGCGGGTAATCAGCTCATTAGTTTGAAGTCCTTCAAGGGTCTTCTTTTCTTTGACCTGTGCGCTGGTTTGATTCTTGATAATTGAATCTAGAACCGAGACATAGCGGGCTAGTATTGATGCTTCAGCCGGGGAAAGCTGAGCCAATAGCGCGTTCTCATGTAGCCTAGAAACTTCTTTATTTATTGTCTTCAGAGCTAGCTGAAGGATCTTCTGGGGATTTGTTCCCGTATTTTTTGCCATAACTAGGACGATTCTTTCTGAACTTGATTTTAGGGTTTACGGTGCCAAGCTTCTGAACTTTGCGACCGTTCTCATTGATGACTTTGCCGGTGATATGAAGTTCCCCTCTATCGAGGAGAAGCCGGACATGTCGGCAGACAGTCAAGAAGGGCATTCCTAGTCCAGCAGCGATTAGGTGCCTTGTGGTCCCGTCGTTTTGAACTACGAAGCGGTAAACAAGCCGTTGGGCATTGGATAGGTTCTTCTTGAAGTAGGTACGCTCTTTAGGCCGGTGGCGTTCTTGTATGGATCGGTGTCTAATCTTCATTTCCAGAACAGACCTAAAGAACCGCGCCAGTAAAAACCGCCGCTCTTTACGCAGCTCTCTGGATAGACATTGACCGTCACAGCACCAGGACC